TCCCATTCAATCTTTGAATAATTATCCGAGTCCACAATAGGATTCCATTGTATCGATCCGATATCGATTGATGAGCCTATGGCCAGCCTGCCTAATTCCACAAATCCCGATGGATCGGAGAGCGTTAAATAGATGACCGGATCAGCAACCGGTGGGATATGAAAGTTTGCAACGGCTTTCGTATATGTGAATGGCGCGAAGAAATACTCATAGAACGAATTGACATTGCGCGATCTCAGATATCCATCCAGTGTGAATATTGTGGCCCCATCTATTCCATTCTTTACAGTCAGATCCAGCAAGGAAGCTTTTAACCCATCGAACATGATGGCATCGATTCTTTTACCCGGCCGCAATACCACAGTCATAGGCGAAGTGCTCACGCTTGGATTGCCCTGGTTGTAATCGAACATGCGCCAACGATTCGTATTGCCTTTCAATATCCACTTGGTTTCATCGGTCACCGGATTGCCGATATTTCCGGCAACGAGCGATTCATAAACCAGGTGCAGGTCAGTATCAATAACACTGACCTGATCAAATTCCGCATAAGTAACTTCAGCGCTGTATGCGGGCTCGGATGCATCGGGTTCTGCAATCGTGCTGCTGATCAGCTTTGAGTCAGTTATTGGATATGGCAGAAAGGCTCTCATACTACCGTCTTAACCCGAATGAAATCACCACCTTGAATTACCTGATCAAGCTTCTTAACCAATTTTTTAACGGAAGCGACAACCTCATCATTACCAATCGTTTTCTTTAAGTCGTTATTGCTGGTTATATGGCTCGGCCCTGTTCTTTCCAGTTCCGGTCCACGCTCGCCGACAATGCGCAACCCGCCGCGGTGGAATCCACCATCGGCGAATCGTGGAATTCTCGGGTTGTCACGAAAAAACTTATCAACTTCGGCCTGGGTGAATCTGCCTGTGTTAATGATCTGTTGAGATGTCACGCCATTTGCAGCGGCATCCCTTGCGATTTCCTCAGGCGTGCGCGGGACTTTGAAATAATCGATGATGGCCTGATTTGAAATGTTTGGATTGCCGGAAATTTCGCCACCACCAATTACGCCGCCCCCACCCTGGCTCGATGCCAGATTGAAATTTGCGATTGCTTTTGTCAGGTCTAAAATAGATGAATTCAATCCATTGATCGCATTGATCTCAAACTGAGCTCGCTCAATCAATGAATCCAATCGATCCATTTCATTCTGGAATCCATCCTGCAGCGTTCTTTGCTGATCCTGCAATTGCTTGAGGCTGCGCTCTTCAATCGTCAATTGAGAGTCGGTAAGATCGCCAAGCTGCCCCACAAGATTTGCAGTCTTTGCTTGCTCTCTGGCAAATTCAAAGCCGCTGGAAAATCCTGCGGTATTGCGTTGACTCAAAACGCCAAGCGCTTCTTGCAGCTCTGCGGCTTCCGGAAAGATTCCTTTTCTCGCCTGGTTGATCGCGCTCAATACTTGTAATTTTGCTTCATCCCGATCAATCGGCCGCAACGTTCGGATGGTTGCTTCTAAAGCGTCCGATAAAGTTTTAAGCTTGCCGATCGAGTCAGTAACATTCTGGATTCTGTTATTAACTTCTTCCAGTGACTTATTATATTGAGCGGCAACTTTTTCGCGTTCGGCATTGACAGAGTTTTGCAGATCGGAAAACGCGCCATTAAGCGCGACACCTGCATTCTGCTTGATGGCACTTGCCATTGATTCTGCTGCTGCATCAGCTGCGCTATTAACTGTAAATAACGCGTCACCCAAATTCAGAAGCTTGATTCTGGTTTCGTCGGATAGATTGACCGTTTGCACCAGCGCTTTGTATTGCTCATTGGTCAGACCGGCCGCGAAGCCTAGATCGGTTAATTGAGTTTTAAGATCATCACGAATAATCGTCAACCGCTCTGAATCGGTGAGAAAGTTTTTTGAGAAAGATGATGTCAGACTGGCCAATCGTTCCGGCCCGCCAGCCAGGTCAATAAATGCCGTCCGAGCTTCTATCGACATGTTCTTGATAAGTTCACGCGCAAATTGCGAGGATGCACCCAGATTCTTAGCAGATTCAGTCAGCGCGGAGAATTCAGCTCCCAGACGGTTAACCGTTTGGATTGCCGTCTCTCCACGCTTGGCGAAGTTATCCACTTCCGGCAACAGGCCACGGGCAAGGCCATCGGTAATGCGCGCGATCTCTTCCGAGATTTGCTCATCGGAAAGCATCTTGCCTTTCTCTGATACCAACTCGATAGTATGGCTGAAGTTATTAATGCCCTCGACACTCAAGCCCAGATCAGCTCCAATCTTGCGCAAACCATCGGAGGTTTGTGTTGTTGTCTCGCTAATCAACCCGAGGATATCTTTTGACACTCTAGCCAGTCCGGTGGCAAACTCATTGAGCTTGCGGTTGTCCGTTTCAATTGCGCCGGTAACCGCATCGACACGGGCAAAGTCATTCTTGTCGCTGCGGAATAAACCACCCTTCGCGACAAAGTTTGTTTGTAAAGCACCGCTTTGGAATCCTTCGGACCCGATCGTTGCGTTTAATTCTGTGTTTTTTTGCTTGAGCGGGCCACGTCCGAATAGTGCATTTACCAGCGGAACAACCGGGATGAAATCTCCCAGAATAGGAATATCGCCCACGAAATTAAGTGCTTTGCCAAATCCACCACCAAGCCTTTTATCTCCGGCAAATGATTTAAATAGTTGAGTAGCCGCAAACGCAGCAAGCAACGGTCCGGCCGCAGCTGCCATTGCAGACCCTGCGGCAGCACCCATAGCATTGGCACCGGTCAAGCCACTAGCTCCCCATAATGCTGACGCACCTTCAGCAGCAGCTGCACCAGTTCCACCCATAGCACCAAAAAAAGTACCAGCGGTTCCTGGCAACATTCCACCAACGCTACTCAACGCAGCAGGGATGCCGAAACCGCCGCGCATGAATGACATTGCGTTACTGCCTAAACTTGCAATGTTCAATGCATTCATCCCAGTGCCGCCGATTCCGCTTGCACTCGCCGCACCTGGTACCGCAAACATTGCACTCAGGCCAATTCCCTGCGCCAAACGCAATGCTGCAAATTCAGACAGGATTCTACCAATAGCGGTTTTGGTGTTGCGCCACATATCATCCAGGCCACCATTGAAGAAATCAAAAATGCTATTGGCAAATGTCGATTGAATATTGCGCCCTGCCTGGATCCATAACTGATCCATCTCGGTGGTGACTTGCCGGTTGACCGCGCCAACGTCCTGCAATTCCCGCTGCGCTCTATCAAGTGCTCGAGTGTAGGCTTCTACGCTTAGGTAGGGTTTGAGCCGTTCGAGTTCTTCCAGGGTTTGATTGTAGATTTCCTGCTTGGTGGCTACGCTGGCAGTGATGTCTCTGGCGCGTCTGGCTTCAGATTCGTACTGTTTCAGTTTAACCACTTCCAGATCAAATGCTTTTGTTTGTTTTTCGATTGACTGGGTGGTTGCGTTAACAGCAGCAGGAATTTTAACTTGGAAATCTATGGCTTTCTTGGTGCCCCCGGTATCCATAGCTTGCACAATTTTTTGTTCGCCGTTCAAGACGGTTTCCACAAACTTGTCATATTCTGCTCGGGATTTAATGTTGTCTTCTGCGAGAGCGTGGCCGATAAACTTTGCTCCGGAAAAATCCATATTTGCCAATGCAGTCAATTGAGCCGCACGCGCACCAATCTCCCTCCCCATTCCCCGGAAAGTGTCAACAACGGTGAAACCCGCAATAGCTAATCCTTTGAGTACCGCACTTGCAGCAGAACTAACAACGGAGAATGAGTTGATCTGTCCGGTGGAATTATTGACTGCGGAGGCAATGTTATTCAGAGTTGGCAGAAGGTCAACGGCCAGTGAGGTAAAGAATCCGGTCACTCTGGCTTTACCCAAAGCTAGCTGATCATTGAATAACGCAGCCTGGGCAGCGTTTGCTTGCGTTACTGCTGTGACATGATCAACACCTTGCGCCAGATTGTTAAGCATCGGCAATAATTCAGCGCCGCTTTTGCCGAACAGGGCTTGTGCTACGGCCGTCTTCCTGGTGCCATCTTCATATTGCTGTAGCGATCGTGCTACATCGATGTACACATCAGCCGCTGTTCTCAACTCGCCATTACTGTCACGGGCTGATACGCCGATGGCATCCAGTGCGCGAATTGCATTGGATGTGGGATCGTCGATCTCAGCCAGGCCTTTTGCGAGCCTGGTGATGCCTTGCTCTATCGGGTTAAATGCATCACCGAAATTCCGTGCGACTTGTTCGATTCTGGATAAATCTTCAATGCTTGATCCGGTTTTCTGCGCAGCATCATCCAGGCTGTTGAGAATATTGATGGATTCGGTAATGCGCGAGAATGCAGAATTCAACCCAACCACCGAAACTATCGCGCCCGCCACATTCCCGGCAACATTACCCAGGAATTCTTTTGCGCTATTGCCTGCCTTGTCGAATGAAGTCTGCGTATTCTTGGCGAACTTGAGCGCTTCCTGGCTGGATTTATCGAGACCTTGGGTGTACTCCGCATATTCAAGCGCAAGTTTTACAACCAGGCTACCCAATGCAGACATTATTGTTTCTCCCGGAAAACATCCAGCGCCGCTGATTCCATCATGCGCACATCCATAAACAGCGATGCGCGTTTTTTCTTTTTAACGGCTGACATTTTCATAGTGGATTCAAGCGAACCATAATTGATACCGTGAGGGTGACCGGCCGGGCTGATGTTCCACTGCGTACCCATTGCCAAAAACAGCAGGACGGACTCCCAGTTTTCCT